AAGCCGAAACTAACCCGGAAATCTATGACAAAACCTATGAATGGTATACGTCTGGTCCGCGCCAGCGCTTACAGCCAGGGGGCCGCATTGTCATCGTGATGACACGGTGGAGTAAAAAAGATCTGACCGCTCAAGTTTTAAAATCCTCACTACAAAGAAACGGTGAGACGTGGGAAGTGATTAACTTCCCAGCGATCATGCCGAGTGGCAAACCACTGTGGCCTGAGTTTTGGCCTCTAGAAGAATTAGAAGTACTAAAAGAACAACTGCCCGTACACAAGTGGCAGGCGCAGTATATGCAGGACCCCACCAGTGCAGAAGGCGCGCTGATCAAAAAAGAATGGTGGCGGATGTGGGAGAGAGAACACGCACCTCCTTGCGAGTTCATCATTCAGTCTTGGGATACTGCATACACTAAGAACACACGGTCTGACTATAGCGCCTGCACCACATGGGGTGTGTTTTACCAAGAAGATGAAGACACGGGATATAAGAAGCCCAACATCATATTGCTCAATGCGTTTAAAGAACGCATGGAGTTCCCAGAATTAAAACAAAAAGCGTTGGAAGAATATCAATATTGGAAGCCCGATGCGTGTATTGTTGAAGCGAAGGCGGCTGGCGCGCCGCTCATATTTGAGTTACGTCAGATGGGGGTTCTTGTTTCCGAATACACCCCTAGCCGTGGCAACGACAAGATTGCCCGAGTTAATGCGATTACGGACCTCTTTGCTTCAGGCGTTGTCTGGGCACCCGAGACCCGCTGGGCTGAAGAAGTCATAGAGGAGTTTGCGGCGTTCCCGGCTGGCGAACATGACGACTTGGTGGACTCCAGCACCCAGGCGTTGATCAGATTTAGACAGGGCGGCTTCATACCATTAGACAGTGATGAAGCAGATACTCCGTTTGAGGCTAGGCCAAGGGCGTACTACTAATGGAACAGTGGAAAAAGAGAAACTGGGTGCAGATCACGGGAATTCTGTGGCGCGATGGGTTTGATGAGAGGAATTTATTACAGAGGTTGCGAGACTATGCGCTTTGGCGTTGGTACAGCGCTGTACGGGCTATGAAAAACCCAGCAAAATGGTGGAAGCGCCGCCAACGGGTGCGCCAGATCAACCGATATTTACTAGCCGAGGCTCGTAAATATGAACAAGACCGACAAGGAATTTAAAAATGGCTATTGACAAAGCGCTTTACGAGGCTCCAATGGGTTTGCAAGCCCTAGAAACTGAGCCGCTTGAGATTGAAATTGAAAATCCAGATTCCGTTTCTATTGGAATGGACGGAATTGAAGTTGAAATTGAGCCTGGCCGCAAAGAAAAAACAGGAATTAAAGACTTTTCAGCCAATTTGGCTGAACACATGGACGAAACTGCGCTTCAATTGCTATCAGATGAGTTAATTGACAATTTTGATAACGATAAACGTTCGCGTAGAGACTGGGAACAGACGTACAAAACCGGTCTAGACCTGCTGGGACTCAAAATTGAGAACAGAACTGAGCCTTGGCCGGGGGCGTGCGGGGTGTACCACCCCATTTTGACTGAAGCCACAGTGCGGTTTCAGTCAGAAGCCATCATGGAGACGTTTCCAACGCGTGGTCCGGTCAAAGCCAAGATCCTCGGTAAGGAAGATGATGCTGCTGAGAAGGCTGCAGAGCGTGTCAAAGACTATATGAACTATGTGTTGACCGAGAAAATGGTCAACTACCGCACCGAGCATGAGCGGATGCTCTGGGCGCTGCCTCTAACAGGCTCGGCGTTTAAGAAAATCTACTATGACCTGACGATTAAACGCCCAGAAGCCATATTTATTCCTGCTGAAGACTTTGTAGCGCCATTTACAGCGTCTGATCTTGAGTCATGTGAGCGCTTTACGCACGTAATGCGTAAAGTTAAAAATGAAATTAAGAAAATGCAGGTGTCAGGGTTCTATAGAGACATAGAACTTGAAGATCCGCCTGAAGTTGTAACTGATGACGTTAAAAAAGCAGAAGCCGAGGCTCAAGGCATCGACATTATTAAAGATGATCGGTACACGCTGCTTGAGATGAACGTCAATCTAGACTTAGAAGACGATCCGTACCGTGCAGAGGGTGAAATTGAGATCCCATACGTTGTTACGGTGGACTACAACAGCGGTCAAGTGTTATCCATCTATCGTAACTGGAGCGAAGATGATGACACGTACAAACGGCGTATGCACTACGTCAAGTACGACTACGTTCCTGGGTTTGGGTTCTACGGTTATGGTCTGATCCACTTAATTGGTGGTCATGCTAAGAGCGCAACCTCACTGCTTCGACAATTGATTGATGCTGGCACGCTGGCTAACCTGCCAGGTGGACTGAAAACCCGTGGTATGCGGATCAAGGGTGATGAAACACCAATCATGCCGGGTGAGTTTAGGGACGTGGACGTGCCTAGTGGCAAGATACAGGAGAACATTGCGTTCTTGCCATATAAAGAACCAAGTCAAACTCTTCTTTCGCTCTTCGATAAGATCGTAGAACAGGGCCGAGGGATGGCAGCGGTTGCTGATCTAAAGATTGGTGATGTAGACCAGAACACCCCAGTAGGCACTACGTTGGCGGTCCTTGAGCGGATGCTCAAGACCATGTCTGCGGTCCAGGCACGGATGCACTCCACACTCAAGAAAGAGTTTGGGCTGCTAAAAGCCATTATTGAGATAACTCCACCTGCGGCCTACGAGTACAACGTGGACCCAGACCGCATGATCAAGACTTCGGACTTTGATCGGGTGGACATTATTCCTGTATCAGACCCCAACGCCTCTACATTCTCACAGCGGATGTTGCAGTACCAGGCTGCACTACAACTTTCTCAACAAAAGCCTGAGTTGTATGACTTGCCTGAGTTGCACCGGGGCATGATCCGGCTAATTGGGTTTGAAAACGCTGACAAGATCGTGCCTAAGAAGGACGAGATACCGTACCGCGACCCCGTGTCTGAAAATGCCATGGTGCTGCAGGGCAAGCCTGTCAAGGCGTTCCCTGAGCAGGACCACGAGGCCCACATCATGGTGCATACAAACGCTATGAAAGATCCCAAACTGCGTGCCTTGGTTGGTCAGTCTCCTAACGCACAGGCTATTGCTGCCGCCATGGAGGCTCATGTTGCGGAACATCTGGGTTATGCCTATCGCACTGAAGTTCAACGCGCCCTAGGTATTGAGATCCCGCCGCTTGGCGCGAAGATGGACCCGCTGATGGAGAACCAACTGTCTCGTCTGATGGCAGATGCGTCTCAGAAAGTGTTGCAGCAGAACCAGGCAGAGATGGCTCAGAAGGAAGCCATGGCCCAAGCACAAGATCCGCTTAATGAGATTCAGCGCCAAGAACTGCAGATCAAAGCCGCTGAAGTTGAACGCAAGACTAAGAAAGATATGTCTGATGCAGCGCTTCGGTCAGCCGAGGTTGCTATCAAACAGGAAGAGGCTGCTAACAAGAAGGCAGAGCAAGAACAAAAACTTGCATCTCAGGAAGTGTTGGAAGGATTCCGTGCAGCAGTCAACTTAAGAAAGGGGCCGTCACAACGTGGCTAAGTCGTTTGAAGAATTATTTTTAGAAAAAGTAAAGGTGGAAGTAGAACGCTACACAGAAGATGTTGTCATGGGATCAGCCAACGATTACTCAGAGTATCGGGAAAAAGTTGGCTTCCTTCGCGGCATGATGAGTGCAGTTGGTATTTTTGAAGAAATCATTAATAGAGCAAGAAAGGAAAACTTAGATGATTAGAGGTGTTGGCGCGCCAAGCGTTGAAGCAACAAAAAACAAAGTCGAAGAAGCAAGAGCCGCACATACGCTGCCGGTTCCGCAGGGGTGGAAGATTTTGATTGCCATGCCGGTCTTGGAAGAAAAGACCTCAGGCGGCGGGATCATTCTGCCTAGCCAAACTAAGAACGCTGAAGAAGTTGCAGCAAACATTGGATACGTTGTATCCATGGGTCCAGATTGCTATACCGACATGAGCCGATATGCCAGCGGCCCGTGGTGCAAGTTAGGTGACTGGATCATCATGCGTTCTTATTCTGGCTCGCGCTTCACTATTGGTGGGCATGAGTTCCGCCTAATCAACGAAGACACGGTTGAGGCCGTGATTGAAGACCCATCAGGGTTTACCCGAGCATAAGGAGCAATACATGGCAACTAATAAGATGAAGGAAATGATCGAGGACGAGGGTAACGGCCTTGGCCCCGATGGGCTTCCTGAAGAGACGCAGATCCTAAAAAAATCTGCCGAGCCGGAAGAAAAGTTTGAGTTTGTGGTTGAGGGTGAAGAAAATGTTGCACCGCAAAAAAGAACCGCCCCCAAGGACGAACTAGAGCAATACAAAGAAGATAAAGACGATGAGTACGCAAAACTCAAAAAAGAACTTGAGGAAGAGCGTGCCTATCGTCTTAGGGTGCAAGAAGAACAGGAAGAGGCTCTTCGGTACGCTCAAGCAGCGGCTGAAGAGAATAAGCGACTTAAGACTGTTCTTGACCAAGGCTCCACACTCTATACCGATACTGTCAAATCTAAATTAGACACTGAGTTGGTTTCTGCTCAGAAGGCTTATAAGGAAGCCTATGAGTCTGGAGATTCAGAGGGCATGGTCCAAGCCCAACTTAAGATGGCAGAGGTGGTTGCTGAAAAAAGAGAACTTTCTCGCAATCCCCCTTTACAAAGGGCAGAAAGCGCTGTATATAGTCAACCTATACAGCAGCAAGTTGCTTCAAGTCCATCTGCACCAAAAGCTGACCCAAAAGCCGAAGCGTGGTATGAACGGAATAAAGGTTGGTTTGGACCAGATGATGAGATGACGGCAATTGCTTATGCTGTTGACAAAAAACTCATGCGAGAAGGCGTAGACCCTCGCACGGACGAGTATTACAGGCGTATGGATGAACGTCTGCGTCAGTTATTCCCTGATCGGTTTGACGATGTAGAGCCGCCTCAACAACGTACTGTAAGACAGCAATCCACTGTGGTTGCTCCCGCTTCTAGAAGTACTTCCCCAAAGACCGTCAAGATCCCGCCCGGTGGCGCGGCTGTTGCACGTAAATTGGGTATACCTTTAGAAGAATACGCTAAACAATGGGCTGCTGTTAACGGAAGGAGTCAGTAATGGGTAATCAAAATCGTATGAGTCGTGAGTTGGAATCTCGTGAAAATGATATTCGTGATCAACCATGGGAACCTCCATCTTCAATACCAACCCCCGATCCACAAGACGGGTATGCATTTCGTTGGGTACGTGTCTCAACGATGGGTCTAGACGATGCTAGGAATGTTTCTATGCGCCGTAGAGAAGGTTGGGAGCCTGTAAAGGCTGAAGACCACCCAGAACTGCTTCTAGATTTAGGCCTATATGATGGTTCCGCCCCGAAGAATGGACTAGTGTTATTTGGTGGCCTAATGTTGTGCAAGAACCTCGAAGAGAAGGTCGAAAAGCGTAATGGTTATTACGAAAATATGGCTGATCAACAGATGAGGTCCGTGGACAACAACTTTATGAGAGAAAGTGACGTTCGTATGCCTTTGTTTAGCGACAAACGTGCGGAAGTTACTTTTGGACGTGGCAAATAACTTTTTAGGAGTATTAAATGGCTTATCCTACCATTAGCAAGCCTTACGGCTTGAAGCCGATCAATTTGATCGGTGGGCAGGTATTTGCTGGTGCTACTCGTCAAATTGCCATTACCACTGGTTCGGTCAACTACAACACCGCTCTATATAACGGTCAAGTAGTTCAACTGAGTACGGATGGTACTGTCATTGCTTCGACTTTGGAAAACCAAGCAGATGCTTCCACAATCCCCGGTGTTCTGGGCGTCTTTCTAGGATGCCGTTACACCAACCCCACAACTAAACAGCCCACCTATAGCCAATATTGGCCTGGGTTTGCCTCTGGCGTAACTGATGCATTTGCTTACATCAGTGATGATCCGGATGCGCTGTATCAAGTCGCTTCTGTCGGTGCAACTGCCGACACTACTGGTCTGGACATTACTCCGGTACAACAGACCGCCCTTGGAACCAACGTAGTTCTGGTGTTGAATGCAGCAAATACTACTTATGGCAACGCCCAAACTGGTATTTACTACAACAACGTTACTACTGCATTGCCGTTCCGTATCGTTGATCTGGTACCCGATACTTCCTATGTTTCATCTGGAAACATCGTATATCCAGAAGTGATCGTCAAATTTAACTTTGGCTATCACTCGTACTATCAAGCCGTTGGCAAATAAGGAGCGAATAAATGGCTATTTCACGCGCACAATTACTTAAAGAGTTGCTGCCCGGCCTAAACGCTCTGTTTGGCATGGAGTACAACCGCTATGGTGAAGAGCACAAAGAGGTCTTTGTAACTGAGACTTCTGAGCGTTCTTTCGAGGAAGAGGTCAAACTGTCAGGCTTCTCAGCCGCTCCGGTTAAAAACGAGGGTTCGGCTATCGCTTATGACAACGCGCAGGAAGCATTTTCTGCTCGTTACAA